ACCGAGAGTAACACTAGTACCTTCCCAGTTGCTTTGAGCATGGGTAGCCACGGGGAGAGTTGCTGTTCTGCGTCCTTGTGCATCCGGCGCACCGAACGATAGCCCGACACCCCCTGACGCAATCTGGTTGGGATCTGGAATAACGTTGAAGCGATGTTCTTGAGCATTCATACCTCCACCATAACTAGCTGGCGTTGTAATATAAGTTACTGTCCCTCCAGCAGAGGGGGATACAGAGTAAACCTTACCATCTGCTGAGACGTGATATTCCCCTGCCGTCTTCATCGTAGTCGGGTCAGCAAAGTAAGTTTCGTATACGCCGCCAGGACCATCATCACTGAAGACAGTACCTGCCGCTAGGGGACTCAGGGTAGGGAATCGAAGTGCAAACTCGTACAGGCCGACAGCTACATTCTCAACCATCACTTTGGCATGGAGAGTTCTAGGATTCATATTAGAAGCAGGACCAATCAGACGTGCAACGTTAGCGATGTCTAGAGTTCTCTCTGCAGTTCCTGACAAGTCAGTGCTGTTGGTGCGATGCTTAGGATACTTGGGAGACAAGGTAGTCAAGTTCGTAGCAGAGTAAGGCCAGCTTTGACTATGTATATCGCCAATTGCTTTCTCAACTTGCTCTGCTGCATATTTCATCTGTACGCTAATAGAGTTTAGCTTTGCTGCTGGAGGCGTTTCGCCATCCACAAATTCTGGTGTTACAGATACACCTGGTCGGAGTTTGTCACTCATGGAAAGATCCCCAATATACTAAATTGATTTATGCCACTTGCTGCTGGATTGATTGTAATAAAGTTGGCGCCGCCAATACCACTCCCTATGTTGAATTCCTCTGTTGGAAATGTCCAACCATAAGGCACTGGGAGTACACCAGAAGAATCCACACCCACTAAACTTGGTGGCAAGTCCAACTCAAGCTTAATGATATTCGATCTTACCACACGCCCACTCATTGGATCACGACCATATGCTTGGAGTGTTGCAACGCCAGGCGTTACCACTACATAGGCACCTAGGTTATTAGTGGTATCGTTTTTATCAGGTAGAGGTAAGTTTCTGCCAAGAAAAGTAAACACACCATTTACAATGCTGTCTGGTTGTAGCGGATAGTAAGCACCCGCATCCCCCGTAATGGGATGCGTTACTTCTGTGTTCCATTCATAAACAATATGCCTGGTACCATTCAGGGCACTAGCATTCCACACTGCTGCTTCTGGTTCATACAGTCTTACTGTCTGTCCTACTACTAGTCCAGATGTCAGTTCTTGCTCTAGGAAGATACGACTAAAGGGTTGGTCATCGCCATCTAGCTCTTCGAAGATGGCAACAATGTTGCGAACGTAAGTGATACCACCTGTGCCGATGACACTAAGCCAACCATCTCGGAAGTCTTCAACATCAATGACTCCATCTACATCAATGTAGCCTGCAGCGATAGCAAGGATATCTCCAGTAGCAACAGCTGCTGCTAAGATCGGTAATTGATCTCCCACCGTACCGATAGTCTTATCGTGTTTTAGAATCTGAAAGATCCACACGTCTTCGGGTGCAGTGTCCACTGGGATATTGTTGACTGTCATAGTAGTGTCAGCACCCACATGAGTCACGGTAGATACTACCTTTTCAATATTCTCTTTACTGTATGGACTGTTATACAGCGAGTACACTTCGCCTAGAGTATTAGATGCATCAGTAAAGGTTGTGCTCGCACCATTCAGAGAACCTTCTCCGTCTAGAATCTCAATAGTCAGGTCAATGTCTTCAACTGGATTGCCCAGAGCATCAAGTCCTCGTGCAGTCATGCGACTTACATCAGTCCCATAGAAGATGGGACCATAGAACAGTCCACCAATCAATTCGGAATCAGTTTCCAGAATCACTTCCTGAAGATTCACATCGGCTGATAGGATCTGTAAGATATCATGTGTGTCTACGTTCGCTCCTGGTCTGATATCAAGCCAGGGACTCTTGTTGGCAGAGCGCAGATTGTGGTCTGTGATCTCATACTCAATACGTGGCACTGCTGTGTACGCCAAGTATAGCTCATCACCTGTTCCTGCACCGTGCTGAACGTCTGATACTGTTGCTCCAATCACCGCAGCTGCAGCAACGGTACTATCAAATGCACGAATACAGTTGTAGAAGGTATCTCTAGTGCGGTTGTAGTATGCAATCTTCTCGCTACCGATAACAATAATACCCTGCTGAGGGTATTGAGCCATAGAGACTTCATCGATATATACAAGCACTTCGGTATCATCAACTTCTAAAGCGCCACGCAAAGCTAGGTTGGGAGCCTGGAATCCGCCCATGGTAATAATACCCAGGTCGTAATCAACACTAAAGTACTTGTCAGTACTCTGGCTGAAGTTCAGGTTATCACTTTCTGTCCACTCATCTAGATTGTCAGCTGCATCTTTGGTACGCACTGTAACACTGCCAGACTGCACTGGGAACAAGCGAGTGAATACATCTCTACCGCTAGCGGCACCAGTACCACCACTCTCTAAGTGTGTGTCGTAAGCACAAGCAGGTATAGCTGTTAAGCCGCTGCTAGTGTCTACGTCCCCAATGCTAAATGAGTAGTCTCCGTTGAGACGAATGTAATCGCCATCAACAACAAATTCTCTCTTCCGTGTTTCTAGGTTCGACCATAAGATATTATCGTTCGAATCCCTAGTGGCCAAACGAGTCACACCAGATATAGCTCCAGTGAAATCTTCTACTTGTTTGAAGTTTATCTTCTTGAAGATACGAGAAGATGAGTCGCGGCTATACAAGGCGATCTCAATTGTAGAGAGCACCGCATCGCTACGGTACTGATGCCACATAACACCATCATCAATAGCATCTGTTGAGAAGTTAGACGAAAAACTATAGTCACTGAAGAGCGTTCGGCGATCATGATGAATACTATAGGCTCCTACTTCCACTCTGGGAGTCCATGTCAGAAACTCTCCCTGACGGTAGTGTGCGAGGTCGTGGTACCCAACCCCTTGCGTAGTACCAGACGCCCATTGATCAAGCCAGGTGCCGTCTGTGAGGCCAGCTATGTGCCCACCTAGAAAGCTATCGTGTTGAGACTCTATCAACCGTTCATTCTCTAGCCGACGACGATCCCATTTCCACCCAGTGATAGCATCTTCGACAGAATACAATCCAGTGAGCGGTACATACTTGTTGCTAGGGTTCACATTGTTCTCTATCTCAAGAGATACGCTACCGTATGCACAGCTAATATCTGGTGCGCCCAATGCGGACACCATAGGATTTATAGAGCCATTAAGCTTTTGCGTCATTACTCACCCCATCCTAATGGATGAATACCAAGTACGACATTCGCAATCTTGGCACCCTCGTTGTTTAACAGTAGTGGCTCTTCTTGTCCAGTGGCATCTGCCACCATTAGATCTTTCATCCGATGATCTTTATCGCTATCATTGTACGGCCAAGGTCTAACTGGCTGCCAGAACATACGGTATGGAAACTCTTTGTAACTGTAAGTCAGAGCGCCCGACACATATTCATAAGTGAATATGACGCCATTGAGATAATCGACATAGTATTTTCCAACACTATCAACTAGGGCCAAACTAGCTACCTCTTCAATGAAGTGGTCTGTTGCCTGCGGGTAGATAGCTCGCACATGATCATTCTTCAGTTTATTGGAGCGACTCTCCTTCAAGTATTCAATGCGCTTTAAGCGCTCAGTATTATCAAAGCGCAAACGATCCGAACGTTTAAATGTATACGTTGTATCGATCACAGTGATGTCGAAGAACGTACTAGCATTAAATGCGGTATACACTTCTCTTAAAAAGTACGCATCCGTCCTGCTCACCAGGTTTAATTCAATATCTAGTGTGAGGTTAGTCCAGTCACTATAAGCTCTAACATGCGTGCTAGTAACTTCAATGTAAGGGTCAGGCGCAAGAGGAACATCGTTGCCATCCAGCACAAGGTCAACCTCGAACACAGGTATATCAAACTGACCTACCTTTCGCCCTACTGAATGAATAAACTGCTGTTGTGTAGGACCAGAGCGCTGCGTCGTTTCAAGCAATAGCCTACGACGATAAGTCGCTAGACTCTCATCCCGAAATCTGTGCAGGCCAAGCATCAAGCCAGTCTCATCCAAACCTGTTGGTATGTCAAAAAGTATTGGTGTATAGCTACCCATTACAAAGTTACCTCAACGTTCGTGTACTCTTCTCGGAACAGCAATTGTTGACCTGCTCCGTTAGCATAGTAGAAGTGTCCGTATTCATCAAAACGATATACGTTACTAGCATCAGTAACACAGAGTTGCCCATTCTCGCTAAAATATATTCCAGTCGGAGTACCGACTGCTGTAGCCAAAGTAGCCACCGCCGTTAGCTTATCAACCATCACGCCAGTGTAAGTAGTAGAGTTGCCACCAGTTGTTCTGGTCATACAATAGAACTCCCACTGTCCGTATTCATCGAAAGCACTATCAAAGGTAAGGTCTATCCAACTGTCTTCTGCTAGCACATTCTCTGTGCCGCTGCCCAGATGTTGATATACTCCTGCAGCCCAAGTCGTTTTGTCAGCCTGTAGATATTCTTCGATCCCAGCCGGACTGCGTCTCATGACTTCAATGTAGACGACAGGGAATCTGGGATGTCTGTGCCATGTATATAATTTCATAGTCTCGTTGAACGAAGCCCAAGACCTCAAGGGATTAATCTCAATGTATGTATTCAGCGTAGCAGTTTGCGTAGTGCTTGCGGGAGGATCAAAGGGCGTAATGCCATGATCGTAAACCAATACCGTACCATCGTCCTTAAGAGCATACAGTCGACTAGTCTCTGCATTGACGACCAGGTCAACAAATCCTGTCTCTGCAGTTCCCCCTGTATCTGCTAAGGCTTGCTTCCAAATCAATTCATCGTTATCGATAATTTCAGCGCCACCAGTGCGATAGTTCACTCCAGAAAGAATTTGCTGCACACTGTATGAGAGCGTATCGGAGGCCAAGAACAATTGCAATGGTCCTTCCGTGTCTTCAGACACACCTAAGTGATACATGTCTGTAAGTTTTCGTGTTGCAGTAGTTGGAGTATTCAGATAGCACAAGACATCGCCATCAAACCCATCGGAGTTAATAGCCGTTAACTCTGAGACGATCGTCCGAGTACGGTATACACCATCATCTCGAATCTCCATTTGCTCAATGAAGTCAATACCATTGATGTCCTTGCCTTGGAATTGAATGAGATGTCGACCGCTAGCCTCTAAGTTTTTGTATTGGCCCCGACCAAAGAAATCAGTACTGTTCTCAACCACAACCTGTAAGCGTTCTGGATAGCTCATAGTATTAAAAACGCTAGGAGCAGCGCTTGTCCAGATCAACAGGTTGGCTGTGGCAATGGTTTCAACCAGCCCTACTGCATCTGGTGGACTCCACAATAAAGCTTCAATATCATCTACACGCACTAAGGTCTGATCTCCTGTCGCATGTGTGCCTACTACCGTAGTAGGATACGTCCATACCCTATCTCCGCCCGTCGTAATCTCAACAGGCATTTGGTCATCACCTTCTAATTGAGCTTTCCAAGCGACACCACGCCCCAAGTGTGGCTTCAGTAGATCCATTTCCGTCTTCATCTTAAGCAGCTCGGTACTACGGAAATCATAGTACTCCGCGAAAACAGAAAGCAGTCGCGCTCCAAGAGAACTAGGATCAGCTCTTACCTTTGACCATCGTGGAAACTTATTGGCTAATCTTTGCGTACGGAAAATGCTCATATGTCCTACAGGTAAGAATACGTAATGGTACCCAGGGCGCCAAAAGATTCTGCATCAAGAGTGTAAATATTCGTGATCAACTTCTGTCTGTCATCGGTTGTGGAGCCTGCTAATCCTTTGCGCACCCAGACAGCCTTGAAGGAACTTTGCCCTCCCGCAACACCCAAGGAAACAACACCACGAGTTCCTGTCTGAATTCTCTGAGCAATATTTGTTCCATCCATTGCTACCCCCATGGGTAGCACTCTGAAGTAATCCAACATCGCTCGTTTGATCTCTGCCTCTAGTAACGGTTTCTCTGCTTCGGTAACAGTTCTATGAGTAGAGATCTGCAATTCAAAATCAAACGTAACCTGAGTCGCACCAGTAGCAACAAGCAACATCCCTGGCCCACCAATATTCGAGAGATGACTTTGAACGCCTGCTATTAGCTTGCTGTTCGTTTGAAACTCTGGGCCTAACACTGACACTCCAGCTGTACCAACCCCATAGTGCGCGGGGAGAATAACAGTCTGCAAAACCCCAGGTACTCGCAGTCCCTCAAGCTTAATCTTGGCTTCGTTCACTTGAGCCAAAGCTGGATATGTATTCGTCAGACGGGAGCGATAGCTAGACTCTGTTTCCGCGTTCCTACCATCCAGGACAGGGTAAAAGTTAATCACTCTTAATCCGCCTGAAGCAACGCCAGCATATCCCGTGAATTCATGAGAAGATAGAACTTCCGCACCTACTACTGAGCGATCCCCAATGACAACAGCTTCCGCAGAACAGAAGTAAATGTTACCTGCCGCAGGTAAAGTATACGCTTCCGTAGTCCGATAGCTAACAGTAGCACCCAACTCATTATTGTTTGGAGAGCTTTTAACAATCACCCCTGCCGGCAACGCAATATCCAGAGCACCATTGATGTCGCCGAATGTACCAGAGTCCACATAGAAGGCTAGGCTTTGTTCTGACTGATGAATAGTACCGAAGGTAGCAACCCTCTGACGACGACCCAACCTCTCGCCAATGTTCGCCAGGTCAGCGCCTTTAGCATTTGAGATCTGATTAGCGTAAAACGCTTGTGTCATTTCCTGTCGGTCTTGCAATGATTCATCGGTGAAGATATCAGCCAGTGCACGCACTTTGCCATCTCGGTCAAAGTTGGTAACCGCAGTCCGAGTTTCTAATTCATCACGAAACTTTCGCAGAAGAGCTAGAGCATTTTTTTGAGAAGGAAGAATAGCCAAGAGAGACTCCTAGAGATTTCTCGGCACAATGCTATTATCACGAGCATCATACGTTAGGGTTAGCGTTACTTGACCCCCACTTCGAGGTGGGGTGATAACGATAGCAATTGCTACTGAATATTTAGTGACAGGGAAAACGTCTATCTCAAACTCCCCACCTCTCAAGAGATCGTCTTGCAGCAACTGGTTACTGATAGCATTTTTAATCCTAACACCAGTGGCCTCGCTATTGGGCTTTCCAGCAAAGCGCCCAAGCCCAGCCCCCACTGTGGGCTGTAAGGCCCAGTCCCCACGCTGGCTTTTGATACGAGTCAGCACGCGCTGTAGCAGTCCTCGGTAATTATCAAGCGCAGTATCCTTGAAATCACCATTGTCACCTAAAACAAAATCTCCACTCTCAGTCCAGTAGAGATCAACAATCTTATTCATACGAGCCATTTAAAAACTCCTAAGCTGGGAAGAGCGCAAGCAGCGCAGCGAGAGATGCCAACGTGGGAACAAGCCCCAACAGGGGCGGCACTATTACTTGGTTAGGCATAGGGGTCACAGGTGTAACAGGTATGATGCTCAACGGAAACGGCAAGTCCTGTAACAACCCACCATACCGCATATTCTGGGGTAGAGCTTGGATGTTGATATGCTTGCCTGTGCCGGGAGATAGAGACACACCAGTGCTTTCAGTGATTGCAACGAACTGTTTTTCATTAACACTGATACGTGCTTCTGCTGGACCACTAAACAAAGTGAACGCAGCCATAGAATTATTTGAACGGTTACGTAAATAATCCAATCGTATAGTTTTTTGTTTTCTTTTAGCTGTCAAACCAACATTCCTATATCATAAACAGTAGTAGCTACTATCATATCTGCGGGGATTTGCAGCGGATCGTCCTGCGGTACAATAACGCCAGTCCGAATCCGAGCATTGTAGAACTCAATATTAGCATAAGAACCTTCCAGAATCAAAGAGTTACCATATGTTGAGTGAAGTTGCGAGGCCGATTCCTTAAACGGTAATGTCATGCGACGCCCATCATCTAGTTGAACCTGCGCATATGTGACATTGGGAAAAATCTCAGCCTTCCCCAGAATATCTGGTGGCGCAGTACCATCTTGAATAGTACCGAGGTCATAGACCAGCAAGATAATGCACTTGCGTTGAATTATCTCGCCCGTTCCAGGCTGCTGTGTCGTATTACGAAGACTAGTTAGCCCCAACTGAGCCTTAGCCATAGGGACGGCTGGTGTATTCCAACTCATTAGAAGCCCGCCGCAGCAATAGGAGCGCCTTCACCACCACCAAGCATTTCATTAAAGTCTTCATCGTTAAAGCGATTCCACATAGCGGACCCAAAACGTTGGTAGTATCCTAGCATGTCTCCTGTTCCTCCCAATGTATCGTCGATGGCTTTGTTTAATTTGCCACCGAAGTTATTCCAAATCATATTGGGATCATTTGTTGCGATCCCAGAGACAATAGGATGGCCACTCTTCATGAGTGGCACAAGTATAATAGCTTCGTCACGCAAGCAATGCAACATCATGAGAGGTCCGCCTACCAGCCACACTAGGCTAGGGAAGTCCATCTTGTCAGCAGCAAACATTAAGCCACCACCACCAGCAAGCAAGGCTGTTCCAGCAATAATTGCAGCACCGCCCACTATGGCTTTCGGGCTTTTAAGCAGGAGCTTAGCATCACCCAGTTTAGCCGTAGCGCCGCTTGTGCCAATATTGCCTAAGGCTTTATAGAATGTATTTGCGTTAAGTACTGTGCCGCCCAAAGCAATCGCTCCTCCACTGAATGCCATACTGCCACCAGCACTAGTAGCCCCTGTACGCAAGAGCATTTCGACATCATCTAATGCTTCATCAGCTTCGCTGAAGTCAGGTACAGTGCCACCGAACACTGAAGATAGAGACTCTCCGTCTTCGCCGAAGATAGCATTCTTCTTCTCTGTCATTAAGCTTTCAAAGTTAGCATCATGAGCGCCCCACCGACTCACGAAGTCAGCTAAGGTACCCAAGAAACCAAGCCCAGCGCCTCTCGGATTATCTGGATCTTCAATCTTAACCCCGCTATGTCTATCTTCAATATCTTTAATAGCCAGCGCAAAGACTTTCATTGCTGTGACCATCGGCCACCCAGACATTTCATTACCGAACACAACCGCACTAGGTTTAATCTCTGTCACAAAACCTGTCTCGTGACTAAACGTATGTACCACTTGTTCGACCTCAATAGGCCCAACCATATCATTATAGCTATCAGCCAAAATGCCAATGTCCCAAGGACGAATACGAGGGTTGCCCAACACAAGGATCTCTCCTCTATACATATCTCTCATACGATGCATAAGTTCACCCATGCCGTATCTCATTGCCATAGGGTGCGTCTTACAGTTCGCCCAACGAACAGCTGCGATGCGATCCATGTGGGGTGGTGTAGAAAAATGAGCTTTAAATACCTGGGTCTCGATAGCACCTTCAGTGCTATTAGGATTTTGTTCAGCATCTTTCCAATATGTAACATCCACAGCGTTGGTTACGGCTTGCTCGCTGCTCATGATACCGTTCCAAATGATATCTCTTTCACTTGTGAACATGTGATAACGACGGAAAGGCTGGAAGCGCAACTGCAATCCACGCAAGTACTCTTTCATCACAATAGAATTGAGCGTCTTGGACAAATGTATCTGTGTCGCCTGGGCGAATAACGCCTGATCAACTGGATCAATAGATTCTCGCAAAGTTGTCTCTGTCCCAGAGGCGGAACTTTCTTCCAAAATGTCGAAAACCTTAGTGCCGTATAGGTTTTTAAAGCTACTCTCTATCTCTGAGCCCTTGAGGACCATAGCACTAGCAGTAGCGCCTCCGCCTAAATGTGTATGTAGCTGGTTCATACGATGAATAAAGTTATTGCTAGCAGGAATAGCCCAGTAGCGTTGACTCGGTACACCGAAGAACATACGATACTCAAACTTATTACCATATGGGCGAGGACCATACACCCAACCAGGGTGTCGCAAACTCATCTCGTGGAACATTTCCCAGATAGAAGAACTCTGCGGTGTGTACTCACACGCAGCAGGATCAACCTTTTTACTGATGAACGCGTTCGGGTCGTACAGCCCGAACAAGAACTCTCCCAAATCATCGCCCTCTGATACAATTCTAGATCCGAAGATGGCAGCTGCTTGAACCGCCTTGTCCTTCGCTGTCCGTTCTAAAGTCATGTAGTCTTGTGGATGAGGAGGATACAAGTTGTCGTCTTGTGGACTCAAAAACATATGCGCTTCTGTGCGAGCAAAGAACTTCTTTGCATTACCTACCGTAGCGCTATAAACGGGATCAATGATTTGATACTTAAGGAAATCAATTAGTAAGCCTGGGGCTATAACCGTAGAGGTTACGACAGACGCACCACCGAAGAGGGCTCCAGCAAGAGGCCAGACGGGAGCGTGACCAACTGCATAGATGCCCTCTCCCCATGTCTCTACTTTTGCAAGAGCAACCCATGGTTTGTTCATCCATTGGCCCCTAGTTACATAACTCTGGGCATAACGTTCAAACTTTACAGAGGCCTCCAAAATCTCGTCAAAGTTCTTAGCAGCCCTAATGCTTTTGATCATAGCCACGCGCTGGGATCTAACAGCCGCAATTGACTTCTTAGCTGCATTGCTTTTGGTAGCAAGCTTGTAAGCGCCCGCCGTACTAGTGATGGCTGCTTCTCTAAGCAATCCTAATCCATTGCCCTTTCCCGGTGCGGACTTTGCAGCACCGGCAGTAGCGGTAATGACTTTACGAAGACCCGATGCTCCAAGGATGCCATTAGACCCGATACCAACTTTGCTCATAGCCCTCGTTAGAAGACTACTTTTTCCCAGAAATTTGCCAACAGGAAGACGAGAAGAAACAAGACCAATACCAACAGCTGCTCCTGCTACCAGCCATGGGTGATTCATTACAGAACGAGTTAGATAGTTTGTCGCTTTGAAGCGTCCCAAGAATCCTTCTTGACTATAGTCAGTGAAGTCCAAGCGCGAATCACTTGCCTCTCCAGCCTGTGTCAGCTGTCCAAATTCCCAACGACCGAAGTGTACTATCTCTGGTTGTAGCATTAGGGCGCCCAACAAAGCGTGTGTGGTCTGATAGGTTTTGCCACCATCACGCCTTGTACCTTTGATTGCCTGGATCAGTTCCGTACCAAAGCTTTGAACCATAATCTCGGCCAAGTCCCCGGTCTTGTTCCAAGAGACATCTACAACGCGTCCTGTCACCAATACATGTAGGTTGTCAGGATCATTTGAATAACCACATCGCAGCTGAACGTTGAGCCCCGGTCGTAACACTACAGCCCCGAAGGGCTGATCTTGTGCAGTGCCACGAGTATTAGGCTGGCCAGACAAAGCACTGCCTTCGGCAATGCCAGCATCGATCTTATCGCTTGCTGTGTCGTCAAAGTAATCAAGATCTACAATCGTGTTACGCTTAGTACCATCCAAGGTACCGCCAACATTTTGTAGCGTGATCACTGCATGATCTGCCGGAAGCTTGCGACTCATAACCACCGTGAACTCTTTCACAGCATTGTAACTATAGAAGTTGTCAAAGCTTAGGAATCTATTATCGAATTCATTCTCTTCTACAAAGAAGAGTTTAAAGGTAGGGTATGCACGTTTAAGTGAGACTTTTTGGCCCAACATATCTTTAGCACTGTCTCGCGCTAGCTCCTTCAGCGAATCCACAGAGTAAGAATGCTTATAGTCCGAAGGCTTACCTACATCTAGCCCTTCGATACGACTGCTTACTATTGGTGCATTCAAAGAATCAAGATACTGATTAGCATGCCCCGACTTGCTGCCAAACATATTCTGCGCCGAGTCTACTTTCGTTTTAAGGTCAGTATACTGAGCAGGAGAAATACGGGAAGGATAGTGCATACCAGAGCCAGCCCCATAGTCTCCCTCTGTCGCACTGAGAGACACGCCCTGTAGCCAGTGCTCGGGCTTCTGAGACGTAATCGCTAGAATATCATCGTCTGGAATACTCTGCCTGCCTGTAGTCTCTCGCTTGCCCTTGAGTTCTTTCGCAAATGCAGCTGTCTTGGAGTCGAAATCATCGCCCAATTCAAAGAAGGTCTCTGAACCTTCAGTGCCTTCGGGTGTAATCTTGGTCCTGATTTGTATTGCATGGTCCACGCCTGGCTCGCTAAATACTTTGTCATCAGCACTGTTCCATTCGGAACCATCTTTTAGCTGAGTAAGCGATTGATGGCAACGCTGTACAACGCTATCTACTTGTTCATAGATCCGCTGACGATCTTCAGCATCCATAGCTCCGCCATCGTTATACATATTCCACATGTAGAAGTCAGGTGTAGTCTGGAACGTATCTCCGTAGTAGGGATGAGTTGGCAAATCCAGATCAGGGTAACATTCAGAACCTATAATGTTTGTATGACGATCCAACGTCTGCAAAGACTCAAGCCCAAAAGCTGCAAGGAGGTGTGAGTCATTGAGTAAGTCATCTGCCATGATATCCAAGAGGCTCTTGATATATTTAATCTTAGTAGCTTCTTGTCCTAGGTCTACTGGGTATTGAAGCTCATTGTTAATACTGCCGGGGTTGGTGAACTCATCTCGGATACCAGCTCCTATCCGATTCAAGAATCGACCAGCATATGACTTATCAAAATGGTTAGCGATGCCGAAATCAAGCGGCACCCCGACACGAGTTCCGTTACTACCAAAGGAATTAGCAATAGCATTAGCCTCTAGACCAGGCAATTCCGTTGCAGTCGATGCTGGCTTCGAAGTGTAATTCTCTGCCCCTACTGGGTCTACCAAAAAGTTATCGATGCCGCCAGTACGAAACCAAGGGAGCCCATTTACTTGATGTGCTGCGACATTACCGCAAGAAGCGATATTTGTAGATAGGTCTTTTTCAAGACCTATAAGCATAGGAATCTTATCCTTTTCATCCCAAGTCCCGCCAGAGATATTGGCGATAAGCGTTTCATATTTGCCAGCAATTTTAGCCGGCATACTAATAGCTATGGGAAGAGATCGCATGTATCTAGCAGCTACTAGACCAGCTGCATCTCTGTCTCTCCCCGCTCTATTCGACGCAACACTGGCCCCATTGGGTAGTACAGCCACAATGGCATCTACAGGTAACCTAGTTACAACATTCAATGTGCCCGTAGCAGCCGCACTTGGATTACCAAACCAGCCCCAGTAGGTATCTGATATGCGTTTGAGCTTTGTAACTTCGTCTGCATCAAAAGGATTATAGGAATCAAAAGGAGTAGCCCAAGGGTGTCCCGTCCTTGAAGTCCCAGTCAATCGATCCGAAGTGCCGAACCCAGGCGTAGGCCAACCGGGCAGACCTCGTAATGTACTTAGAGCTGCATGACCATCATAGACAAGCAAGCCATTTACCAGCAGTGCTGGCACAGATTCTTGAGCGCCCAACATGCCTACAAGACCAGGATCATCCTTGACCCACTCCTCTAAGTAGATTTGCCAACTCTGCCACATGCGGTTTTGAAATGGCAGGCAGTGTAGCTCGTCTCTGATCGAAGAAGTTGACCTCCCTCCAGCTTGTTCTTCTGCAAACAAGCGATTGCCTGTAGCAATCAACGAGAGGATACCGTTGTAGTAATCTAGGATTTTATCAATAGGAATCGATCCCAACTCTGGGTCATCCACAAGGGCACTGTGCATGTTGAAGTGAGCCACTCGACGACCAATAGGATCTAGGGTCTCATGGATGGCACCCTCTGTACCCAAGCCAAAGTCTGCAAACCCTGTCTCCTCAAGAGGGATTTTTAGATACTCGTCGTTGTCAGCAAATACCTGGTAGGCAATCTGCACTGGAGTGGTCGCTACTACAGAAGAACCAAGAGCCTCAACCTGCGCAGATAGATTGCTTCCAATATCAGTTATACGCTGCTTGTTAGCATCATGCTTGCCGAAAGGTAGACCTAGAACTGACTGTGCATTCTCTTGCGATCTTCGCAAGTGATTTCCAGCTGCACCACCATAGTACGCTCCTGTCTCGGCAGGGGAATTCCAGTCCGCAACGGCCAATACATCAGACCCAACCGTTTGCCGTTTAATAGCAGCAAGCCGCCCGTCTGTATCTACTCGATAGTGATCTAAGAATTTCTCATAAGCACTACCAGTCTTGCGCACCATATAAGACCGCACTCCATCTTCTTCAAGAATGAATGCATCCATACCCTTGGAAAGATCAGCCTGAAGCAGATCTCCTGGAGTATGAATTATCAAGGAAGAAGCACCAGAGTTGTCTGCAAACAAATCCTTTGTGTTGCCTCCGGCAGCTTGAGTAATAGCAAGGGGCAATAGCTTGCGTGAGTAGATATCAGCAAAGTCCATCTCTAACACTGCGTTGAGAATCTTCTTACGATTCGCTTCTTGTAGCACAAGTTGAGGCGCTGTCGAGTTGAGCTGTTCGGCTTCGTAAGGGTTAGTTTCCTCCATGCGGAACATCAAGAAGGACAGGCCTGGGTTGCCTTCCACTGTGCCTGCATTGCTACTAGAGATCACTGTCCGCTTGGTAACTTTACGATCTAATACTCTGTCTCCATCGCGCTCTTCGAGCCAATCGTTCTCCTGGTATGTACCAAGGAAGCGAGTAATAAACGTATCTGTAGAAACACACCAGCCATCGGTCACCGGACGATGGCTACGCGCATTAGTCTGCAACAGGCCACGCATAGAGTTTAGCATCGTTCCCATCTTGCCTATACCCTCTAGGTTGCCCTGGTCATCCAGTAGGCTAAACTCAAAGTTATAGCTAGGTTCAATAGACCCTAGGTGCTGTTGTGTAGGGAATTCGCTAGAGAGGATAGGGAGGTTCGCCACAATGTGCTGCAGGCTACCAGATACATTACTAAGGATAGCTCCTTCTTGGAGAAACACTTCAGATTCGTGACCACCGTTCGCAATATTCAGACCACTATGCGAGACAGTCAGGGAGAACAATTTTTCCCACATGTTGAGTACACTTGAATCCCTATCGATATATCTCCAACCTTCAGCTTCAAGCATAGCCATAAGCTCAGCTAGCGCATTGGCTGAATCGACATCAATCTCTAGCTCATCGCTAGTGGTCTGAACCAACACTGCTTTTTCTTCTACCGCAAGGTCCGTAACTACGCCATCAGCTGGAGGCTCTGAAATAGAAGTACCAAATGACGGCTGCTCGCTGTCGAGCAAGTAGCGTAGTATCGGCGCAGGATCACTCTGGACTTTGCTATAAGGGGCTCTGTATTCTAAATGCAGATGATAGTTCGTGCTACTACCCGTAGTGCCTACGTATCCAATAACAGAACCCTTAGCTACGTATTCCTTACCACCCCATGGTGTCTGTCCAAATTGGAAGCTTGACAGATGGGCAAACGTCCATCGCGCACCACTCTCTGTAATGAGCTTAATGTTGTTACCAAAGCCTTCGCCAAGGTCATGTTTATTCTGAGGTCCAGCGAATGCAATAGTACCAGACTCTGGTGCAAGAATTGGGGTGCCGCTTCCAGCACTGATGTCCAAGCCCAAGTGGTTCCGACTAGACTGCTGCTGCTTACCACTCTTAGTCTTCTTGGTATTCACCGGCTCCCTAGGTCCATATCCGTTTCCAAGTAAGAAGGGTACTCCAAATACAGGAATAGCTAATTCCGATCCACCCTCCTGGCCAGCAGTGTTGTTGTTCAGCGTAGCGTTTTGTCGAGCTAGGATGTTGCGCATACTAGCAGCTAAGTCTGCAAGAGCGTCTGTCTGAACTTTGCTTGCTTTGTCAACCCAGTCCTGGGGGAACGTGATCTCCTTTAATGCGTGATAGTGAAACTTAACGCCACTATTGTGTTGGAGCATAGTTTTCATCCACTCAGCACGGACATGACGGGGGACCTTGTATGTGTGTAGTCCCCACACATGAGACACGTCATCTTCTATAATCCGATTAAAGAACGCACGAACATAATATTCCTCATCGTCTTTGATCAACTTACCAGCTACGCGTAGATCTGCTTCTACATCAATGCCAAAGTTTTTATACAGTGCATCGCGCTGCAAGAGGTTGATGTATCTGACGTAAATATTACTATGCTTGGGCTGTGCCACAATTGCACTCTGTTGCATATTGTCAGGCAACGGAACCATATCCCACTCTACCCCAGCATGAGCAATCTCCATGTCGTAAAGAGTCTGCGCACCCTTGTCCTTGTATCCTGCCAAAACAGAACTGTATTCGTCATGCAGCGTACCAGGTACCAGACCTGCAGACAATGCGTTAGCACTCTCAACCGCCGAAGCTTCTGCTAGCAATGAAGGGCTACCATGTTGTAGAGACTGAGAAACAGCTTGCTGCATATGTATGCGCTCGTAGTTCTCTTTGTTTAGATTCCACCCAATAGTGTAGGCTTCAAATATAGATTCAGTCTCATTGCCACTCTGGTAAATCCAATTTGTAATCCAGTCTTTGCGATACAACCAGTTGTGCGCATAGGGGAAGTAATTGAACCACACCATGTCTAATTCTACAACCCAAGTGTCTGAACTCCCAGGCATTGGAGAGATACCTAGGCCAGTCATAGTGAAGGCCATATTCTGCCAAGTCGGCCATGCCGGCACGATGCTTTCTCGCAAGAAGCGATTATCAACATAGCAGAACGGACTATGCTTAAATTGTACAATCAAACGTTGAAGTGCAAACAGTTGACGCTGTGTGAAGTAGATCGTCATGTGTACGTCTACACGCCCATGACCAGTTGGAATCTTAGTAGAAGAATTCGTTCGCAATGTTCTCCAACGATAAACCAAGTCCTCTTTGCTGATCGTGATCTGGCTCGGAGGTACTACTAAATTGATATCGTTGATTGCAAAAACATCCTGAGGACCCATGTCCTCTGGGGTAATTGTTGTCGTCTGTCTGATTGGTTGAGCCATAGTTAGTAATCACCTGAAAGACGGTCAAGATAGTTTTGCGTAATCGGACGCCGAGCATCATTGATTCTAATCGAACCACCGCTGCCACCGAGTGTGTTCATGTAATTGTTGATAGTACCCAAACCGCCTCCACTATTAACTTCTCCACGTACCTGATAGGATGAGCCCTTGTTCATGTATGTGGTTGGTGTATTAATTGGTCTGCCCATCATAGCATAGGGATCGATACTCTGTTGCATCTGTTCTGGACTCGGACCCTGACTACCCTGTTGTCCCAGAAGACTGCCAGCAGCGATAGCTCCACGTGTAGAAGCGCCAATAGTTTCCATGTCTCCTACGATCGGAGTCGCCCCATAGCCTTCATTACTAATCAGCGCACCGACGCCTAGCGCAGCCATGCCACCCATAGCTAAGAGCCCTTGAGTTTTTCGATCCATATTGCCCACAGCGCTTCGGATACCAGCGAACGCATGCTCTATGGTAGCTCCTGCATTCTGTACAATATCATCCCCAAACCCAGCAATAACTCCAGCCTGCCCAGTAGCAGCAGCACGGACTGCCTTGAAATGCCTTTCAACTTCAGCGGGATTACCGCTACCCAAGGCCATAGATAGCTGACCTGACGAAGGTGTATCCGCCACGCCAGTGACCAGTGATCGATTAACAGCTTCACTTAGGAAGTCGATAGTATTATCAATGACCATCGGCTGACCCTGCATACTTGTAACGGCTGCCTGAGTTGTACTAGATGCACTGCTGCCTACACCGGTAACTTGGATTCCACCTTGGTCCTTCCATAGCTTGCTACCAACGAAGACTTCGGTCTTCAATACATCTCGGAAGCTAGCATCGCCCTTCCCTTCAAACATAGTTTGGATAGAGCCTGTCAGCATCTCTGCAAACTCTCTAAACACCGGTAGTTTCTTACCCTTGATAACAGTGTGCTCTTGCATAACCTTAAGCATTGACATAGCTTCATCTGCCATAGCAGCACGCTTGGGATCCTCCATGCTCATATCCAAGATGGCATAGCGAATTTTATTCATCTGTACATCGAGGTTGCCAACCAGGTTCTTAGACGCATACTCCTGCATGATGTTGTGCTGAATGCGCTCTACGCCAGCAAAGTCTGGCATACCGCCAGCGATAGCATGCTTCTTCAATCCGCCCTTAGCTTCTGATGTAAACATCTCAGACTTGATCTTATAGACACTCTCATTCTTAAGCCACTGATTATCAGCTCCTAGAGTGTTCATGACATCTCGTCCAGACTTGTTGCCGACCATCATCATCTGCCATTGATCACCATCCCAATCTCCAACAGCCGCCTGGGATATACCAAAGTCAACACTCAGATCGCCACCGCCAGCAGTCTGGATCTTATCTATCTGTTGAGGGATAAAGGTACGCCCGCCACCTTCTCCAGAAAATTCACTCAGATTCTCAACGAAGTCTT